ATTGGTTACCTCTAAATTTTCGAAAGATGCCTTGTAAAAAAACTCCGTTTGCCATCCTCCGTACTTATTGATAAAGTCAATGTTTAAAGGCTCATATCTGCACTCTGTTTTGGGTAGGAATGTAGAAGTCCAAACCAAGTTATTTAAGCCATCGTAAATCTCCATCCTATTTCCTGCACCATACCAAGTTGGGAAAACCCTGTAAAGGTCGTACACTTCATTCTGAGGTATTGAAATTGTATGTATACCACCACTGGACAAATTGTGGTAATATACAGTGTAATTCCTAGGAAGGTATGCAGTAACTATTCCTGCGCTGTGAGCCGGTATGGTACTTGGTGAATTGGCTGTATCAAACCAATAATTATATGTACCCTCTGCCAAAAGAATATCCCCTAAGTCTGGGTTGCCACCATCTTCGTAATATCCGTATCCATCAAACACCCTCATGGTTTCATCCCTATCTAAAACGTAAGAGCCACCAATCATGCTATAGCTTTTCACCTTTACAAAACTCCATTCAGCGTATGGGGTTAAACTGTTATTAACATCGTAATTGTTATTAAAATTAAGGTGCGTAATGTACTCCCTAAGGTACGGCGAAATGTTATAGGAGGTGTCAGTGTTATTGCTTGCAGGTATCAGCTTGCTAAGTGTGTAGGTAGGTAATGTAGGCAAGGTTGCACCACCATCGTATATAAATAATTCTACCTTACTACCTGACTGCAGGGGGTTGTTAACGGCAATAATGTGGGGGCTTCTACAAAATATGTTTGTCATTTCTTTTTGGCTTTATCTATGGTTTCTTTTAAGGCTTGGTTGACTATCTTATTAACATCTAGCCCGTAACTCTTTATTAACTCATCTGGGAGCTTTTTGTATGCCGAGTTAACAGCCTTGGTAAAAAATAAACTAGGTTTTATTCCGTTAATGTAGATGCTTCTAGCAATCAAAAATTGTAAAGTTTTTCTAGGCATTAACTTACCCTGTGCATCCCTTGGTGCAATCCCTCTCCTAACTATCCATTTATCTAGTTTGCTCGGTGGTGGCATCTTAGTACCGAATTTATAGGCTGTGGTCCATGCGCTCCGCTTACCATTTACCCCCTTATCTTGGTAGGCTCCGTACTCTTCCATTTCAAAGTACATACCTATGCTGTTCGGCATAGCTTTAACAGTACCCCCAATGCTTCTATATAGCTTGCCTGAGGCGTTCTTTCCACTCTTGGTTAAGTTAGTACGCGCCTGCTTAACAACAGCATCCCTGAAGGCTTTTAAATTTTTATAGGTTTGCTCTTGGTCCATTAACAGATGGTCATTTCATTAGGGCAAATAATGTCTAAGGTCATAGCCCAACCGACTAGGTTATTTTCAAAGCGTTCTGTAAATGGCTCGCAAGTTGGCACCCCATCAACCTGGTAATTTAGATCGTATAATGCACCATGCTGTAACATCTTGTAGCACCTATTCAAGATACCTAAGGTACTATTCAAAGCATCATTGGTATTGTCTTGTGTTTCCCATTTAGTGGTGTCCTCTTCCTTTACAGCATCGGTAATATCCATGCAAAATATGGTAATGGAAAACCTTTGGAAGTTAGGCTCGAATTGTGCCTGAGTAACCATGGTATGCACCAAGGGAAAAATGGTTTGCTTAGCTATGTCAACATCAAATATGTCCCCATTGGTTACGGTGTTAACAAGTGCATCAGCTTCAAAGTGGTTGCGTAGCTCATCCACTAGGGTGTAGTATCCTATCATCTTTTTAGTTTTCTGTTAAATTCTCTTTGTTCAATTTCGTTTTTTTGCTTTTCGAAGGTAAGATAGGTGAGACATTTATGTAGTCCGTATCCTGTAACCTCTTCATATCTTGTGATATCTCCCTTAGCGACTGCATAGATAGATTGGTACCATCCCCATTGTTTGGTAAACTGCCCTCGCTCTGAGAAATCCTCCTCTGACTTCTGGTCGGTTTCCTGCTCTTCAGGGTCTCCAAATAGTCCGCTGTACTGTTTAATAATTCTGCTCCTAAATTCCAAAAAAAAACCCTAGATGAAATTGCTATTTCCATAGGCATATACTTCATGAGTTCAAAGTACTCATCTGTGGCGGTGTAGGGTGCTATTTCGTATTTGTCCTTTTGACGTTTGATAATTGGTCTGTACATCACCGCCATTGCTTTGTGGAAGTTATCCCATTCGTTTAGGTTATGTTCTAAGTCAATATACTCACCCCATGAAATCTCTTCTAGGTTAGGGATGAATCCAAACTCCATATCTTTCAGTTTGAATGTTTGGTAGAATTTCGGCTTAACCGAGAATATCTTGTTGAAATGCTCAACCAATTCATTTATAGTTGATAGCTTAATTTTGGCAACATCCTTTAATTCAATGCCACAAAATATCTCAATCATCTTTTGAGCGACAAACTCTTGGTCATCACTATTCTGCTGTACCTTTAAAAACTTTTGGTAGTTCAATAAAGGAATCTCAGCAATGCTTTCCGGTACGGTTATTTCTACTTTCATTTTCTGCTCTCTTCTATTACGTGATGGTAGGCAAGTCTCAGCATCTCTAAATGCTCTGCAAATCTTTTTATATTGTTAAAAACTATTCTAACCTGCCTGCCTTTCTTTTGTTGTATGTAATTCTCTACTGTGTTAATCATTACATTCATATCATTCGTCATATCTTAATAACTCATGTTTATTAATTCTGTAGTATGGTCCGTCTTAACGTATGGCATAACTTCCATAGTTTGCCCCCATCCCTAGGGTTTCCATTTCATGGTATCTTAACGCATCTATAGCGTGGTCATTTTTTCCCTGAGGTTTATTTAGCCTGTTTCCTGCCTTGTCATTATCCCAACAATACCCCCTTAGTTCTTTGATTAAATTCGTGCTGTTTGACGTAACCAAATAGTTCTGGCTTTGCATTATATCAATGCCGTAATTAATTGAATCCTTGCCCTTGGTTACCCCCTTAATTGTTATTCCGTGCCTACGTATTTCCTCGATGGATTTCGGCTCTGAGCTATCAGCGTAAATCGGTACGCTCTTAGGAAGTAACTTGGCTATTTCGTGATTCAGTAGCCCACTGGTGTAAACAATTTCGTTTACTATTCTTTGCCCGTTGTAATTGTAAACTTCTATAACTGCGGTAGGGTCGTTCGTGTACCCGAAGTCTAAACCTATTCCTAATAACCTTGCTTCTTTGGGTATCGTGTCTATTGTTTTCCAGTTATTAAAAACTACTCCTTCTAGCATTCCTATTTCCCCTAACCCATAAACCCTCCACCAATTTGCCCAATACGCACTCGTTAACCCTTTGTCCCTATTCTTTTCGATTTGCTCAACTATGCTTTTATCCAAGGCTTCGTTGTCTTTGTATGTAAGTATTAAGAAGTCGGAATCGTGTTCGTCTTTGAGTTCCGTATGCACCCAAAATTCGTTAGCAGGGTTAAAGTCTAGATAAACTTCCTGCCGTGTTCGTATTGAAAGTTCGTTGTAAGAATCAAAGGTTACATTATTGCACTCATTGACGTAAAGAATATCCCTACGCGCTCCCCTTAGCTTACTTGAATCATCAGCACTAAAAAACTCAATTACGCTTCCATTTCCAAATTCGTACCTAAGCAAAGATTTATTAAAAGAATTATCTATGTACCTTCCCGTCCATTTCATTATTTTTAGGAAGTCTTTTAATGCACCCCTTCGTAAATGGGGTATTGTTTCAGCCACTACGCTTATCTCAAGTTCTGGGTAAGTTAAAGCCTTATTGATTAACACGGCTAAAATTGAATAAGTCTTGGACGCACTTGTCCCACCCTGAATAATCTTTATCCGTCTTTTTAAAGCTAGGACTTTATTTGTCGCTGTCGTCCTTTTGAACATCTGGGAATAAAGGTATTTCGATATTGGTTTGCTCAACTTGCTGAACGGGTGCCCCATAACCTGAATCCATTAAAGCCTTATACGCGTTTACGTCTCCTTCACGTGCTTTCTTAATTAGAGCTAAAGTCATTAAGTCCTCTTGGCTCATTGTTTCGTTTTCGCCTGTTAAAGGGTTTTTTAAGTTCTGGTTAACTTCCAACCATTGCCGTGCTATTGTGCTTCTGTTCTTACTTCCTTTTGGACGTCCTGCAGGGTTTCCACTTTCGCCTTTTTTAAATGGTATTAAATCTTCTTTGCTCATTCTGTTTTTATTCTGTTATTTAAGTCCTTTAAAAGCTTTTAATGGGTAGAATACTAAACTGTTTCTGTACCCCCCTTCGTGTGTTGGTACAATAGGTGTTACTCCGTGTACATTTCTCCACGCTGGATATACTAACATAGAATTATCACAGCTATCTACTGTAGCCCCGTAGTCGGGTACGGTCGTGTTTCCACCTGTAGCGTTTTGTTTCTTTGCTATAATAACATTTACGCAACCCTCTATATTACCTGCATCCCTGTGGAATGGTGCTGATATATTGTAATTAGAAATAGAGCTTGTCCAAAGGTTTCCAAATCTCCATTTTTTATCTACGTGTTTTTCGAATATTTCGTTTTGAGCTTCCCAAATATTAGGGCATATTTCTTTAATAATTTTTTCACTTTCATTAGCCAACATCAACATTGATTTGATAAAAGTATTTGCAGACTTCACGGAATGCACGCTGCTAACACTTGCGTATGGTCTTCTCATATGTGGTTTCGGAGGGACGCTTCCTAATATTGTGCTATATTGTAATACCTCCTTTTCTTTATTATGCAATCCGCTTGACCTTTTCATTTCGCTTTTGGGTACATTTCTTGACCTCAACTCCTTATCAGCAAGGTCCGCAAGTTTTGAAGCTTTTTCTGAATATTTCGAAATATCTTTAATATAAAAACCTATTGGAATATCGTTCTCATAAAAGATACAGTCCTCAGTTATATTTGGCTCTATATGTCCGCAAGTGTCGCCTATTTTAATTTCGTGTTTTTGTAAAACTAAATCTATCCTTTTCATAATTTTTCTTTTTCAGCTTTTAAATATTCCATTATCATACCACCTACGTAAGCACTCTGGTCCCTCCAAAACTTTACTAGCTCGGAAGCCTGTTCGTAATGCTCGGCTTCAAACTCAATTTGAATAGCTTTCTTTACCCCTCCCGTCATATTGCTTAACTCTTGGTCTAGGTCCTCGCCATCAAGAATAGAATAATCAACCTCCGTTGCCATTTCAGGTACATATAGCCCCCAATCATTTAAAAGTTCTGCATCCCATTCATTAGCTAGTATATCCCAATCCCATTCTCCGAAGCCTACGTTATCCTTAACTATGAATTCGTCTTTTTGTTCGTCTGTAAGGTCGTTTGCCCTCACGATAAACACTTCCTTTAACCCAACTTCTTTGCAGGCTTTTAAACGCATATTACCGCCTAATACGATATTGTTTTCATCCACTACTATTGGGCGAAGTTCCAACATCTGAGGAAATTCTTGTATAGACTTTACTAGCTTCCTAAACTTATCGTCTTTTATGATACGTGGATTCTTTGGGTTCGTCTTTACGTCCGATATTTTTACCTTTTCTACTATCATATTGATTCAATTTTATATGCTTCGTATACGTTCTTAAGATTTCTAATCATGTCCTGAATACATGAGCCACAGGTTGAGTACTGGAGTTTCTGCGAGAATACCCTATTATTGATTTCAAGCATTCGGTACTGCTCAGATGCTTTCATACTATGCTTAGGCTCACTGAAAAATTTATCTAGGTATTCGTATTCATCAGGGGTAAGCGTTTGAATGTTATTCCGTCTAAACAAAGTAGCTACCTTGCTTTGTATTTTGGCCCCCCATTCGTTTAGGTCCTCTTGCCTTTCATCGCATCCGCAGTCTTCGCCTGCTAAATACTTGACTAAAGATTTTATTCCTGTTACATTAGTTACTTTTTCAACTGCATCACCTAACTGGATAGGTTGTTTTCTTGGTCTTCCCATAATCTATTTTATTAATTCAAAATCCGTGTTTATGTAGTCTTCGTAGTCCTCACCCACCGCTACCTTAATTCTTTCTTTGCAATGCTTTAAAGTTACAAATATGCTCTTTGAGCTTATTTTAGTTTCACCTGCAATCTTGCGAATGGACATAGCACTTTCTCGGTAGATGCTCCATAGCTTTTGGTCATACCAATGCCACCCACTTACTTCCTCTTGTATCTTGTCCTGAATCTTTTGGTAAGCTAATGTTTTGTCGGTTATGTCGTCGTGAGATTTTAAGCCGTAAGCTTGGTCAATAGGTGTAAATGTAGGCTTATCCCCTCTTTGCATCAGTAAGAAAGTATTTCTTAAAACGAAGTACATATAAGGTCGGTGGACCTGGCCATTTACTATTACCTTTTCCTCTCTGGAATACTTTAATAATCTTATGTAAACTTCCTGAACTATGTCCTCGCAGTACAAATCTTCGCCAAATGACCTCACTATGGAAACCCATTCCTTATGCTCTTTCGCTACCTTAGTTAGCCATTCCATTTGCTTAAATTCTAATCAAATATAATTATTAATTTTTAATACGCAATAAACGCAAAAAAAAAGCCCCCTAAATTGGGGGCATACCGTTAAAATGTCTATAGACGTAATTATCTAGCTTTTTTGCCGTATCTAAGCTTACTGGTTTTCCTGCTAAAAATCGGTCTATATTGTACTGATGGAACTTATATCCTTTACCCTGTATTTCTTTAACGATTTGGTTTCGTGTTTTCGTATCTAAGATTTTTCTTAAATAGTTACGAAGTGAGTAGTCGTCTATCAACATACTAGAATGGTAAGTCGTCTTTGTCTATTTGTTGCACGTTGATTCTGGGTGCTTCCGTAGGTACATACGGCTCGCTAAAAGCGGCACTAAAGTATTTAAGTCCTTTTGCACTTTCTTTTACCCATAATGCTATTTCCATTTCTTTTCCGTTTACCATTACTTTACCCTTGTAGTCTGGGTGCGTTTCCTTCGTTTTTTTGTCGTTCTTAAAAATTGCTCCAGAATTGTTTTTTGCTTCCATTTGTTATTTATTTATGTTTATTTCTAACTCGTTTAATATCTCGAAAAAATCCTCCCTAATTGCTTCTACTATTTCTAACTGACCACTTGGGAGTTCACTGTACTTATAGTACCTCCTGAGCATGCTATTGACATCCCAAATGGCATTGTACATTGCAGAGGCTTTTACTGCAATATCGTACTCGTGCTGGTCTTCAGGCAGGTTAAATTCGATTGTTGCTTTCATAGTTTAAAGGTTTCGTTGTAAAATTGTTCAAATTCTTGATTGTTTTCTTGTGTTGAGTCTTCATCCCAATTTACGTCAAGTTCCCAATTCCAAGTATCTCGATAAGCAAACCCTTGTTTATATGAATATTTCATCTGCTCTTTCTCCATTTTTTTGGCTTGTTCAAATACATTAGGTTGTACTATTGTACCTCTGCTATTTAACTCTTTCATTAAACTATAAAAGTATTTTGAAGTCATTATTTGGTTCTCTAACCACTCTACTGCTGTTTGTTTCATTTGTTCTTTATTTTATTGCGTATCGCGATTGTCGATATAGGTTCATAACATTTGATAAAGTGCGTCGTAATATACCCTCGCAACTTCGATTTTTTCTTTGATTAACTCTATTACTTTTTCGTCCCTTTTTACCTCGAAAATCTTAATTCGTTTATTCAGCGGAATGTTGCCGAAAATATGTTTACATTCGATTTCTTGCCTTAACTCCAAATCTTCTTCTAGCTTGTGAAACTTCCAGTGCGCCCTGCGTATCTCGTCCTCGACTATTTCTAGGGGAGTATCTACTAGGCAATAGATTAATAAGCTTTCGGTTTTACCCGTGAGCCACATATACCCTTGCAATTGGTAAAAATAATCCTTTGTAGGTATTTCAGTTTCAAAAAAAGGAAACGTAGTAGCGTCCCAACTGCATTTAACGTCTAGTAATACTTCGTCCT